AACATTGTGACCTTGTGATAAACAACCTGCGGCCACATGACACATGAACAATGATTTACCAACACCAGTACCAGCAAGTGCAATGTTCAAGGTCTTTGTTGGCAGACCACCTTTTGTAATCTTGTTGAAGATATCAAGGTCAAAACGAATACGAGATTCTACACGATGGTAGAAATCATATCGTGAATCAAAGTCATTGATGTAATCGTGACCAATGTTACTATCAAACGAAACACCAAGCGCATCACTTAGAAGTTTTGGTATCTCACCTTTACTTTTCTTCTCGGCCTTGTCATCAAGAATCTGAACCGATTCCATAATGGCATTGTATATGGCCTTGTCTTGGCAAAACTTCTCGGTGTTTTCTGTCAACCAAGATAGATCAACAGTTTCATCTTTGCTTTGTTTGAGTTCGTTAAGAAGTTCAATCGATGACCGAACTTGAGGTTCAGTTAGAGTTTTGCTTTCGGTGAAGTTGATGACAAGTGCTTCATGTGTTGGCAGATTTTTATATTTGTTAACAAATTCAAATATCTCTTTGAATACTACCTTTTCGGTATTGTCTGAAAAATAATCTGCCTGAATGAAAGGCAATACTTTGCGAGTATATTCTTCATTGTAAATCAGGTTCTTCAGTATGGTTTGTTCTAGTCGATTCATTTTCAATAATTATCTCTGTGAGGATGTCACCCATAACTGTAACAAACTCTGCGTCATTTTGCAAGCTATCACGATCATGTTCACCTGAATGTAGAATGTTATAGGTAAATTGAAGTTTTGCTACAATGGATTCTGGTACAAACTTGACTGTACCATAAGAGAAGATTACACCAGTATAGGCACCTGATGTAATCTCAACCCAAGTAGTATCACCTTCTCTGTATTGAAATTTATACTTCAGCTTCTGTTTCTTCCAGAACTGAAGTTTCTCCCATAATGTCGCCATACGCAATCTGATACCTTTGTTGAATATAGTTTTGGAATTTCTCACTTGCTAAAATATCTTGCCAAAACTCTTTCTTTTGAGTGTCAGCAATTCTCACCTTGTCGCCAACTTCACCTGTATTCTGATCGACCTTTGCATACCAACCAGGTGATGGTTTCGACACAAAGTTAGCCTCAAGAGCAATGTCTAACAGACCGGACCATTTGTTGATGCCGCCTTCGAAAGAAACCGTAATAGGGATCTTAGATTTCTCTTTAACATAACGAGATTTCTCCACATTAATGATGAAATTGTACCCTTTGATCTCTGTGCCATCTTTGTCTTGTTGCCTTCCTAGAATCCAAATTGTATCAGCAGAGTAATATGAACCTGTGCCACCACCAACAATGTCTTTCGGGAACATACCAATCTCTTTGTATGTGTGATTCACAACAACCATAGGTATATCTTTGATTGTGAGATGTGGTGTCACCATACGAAAAAGTGATTTGATTTGTTTGGCTCTTGACATGTCTGCAACCGTTTTGCCTTCGGTTGCATCATCAACTTCTTTACGAGAAGCCAGATTACCAATTGAATCAAGAACAATAATTACTTTGTCATTCTTTTCAATTGATAATAACTGATTGACAATATCATGTTTCAATTGTTCAACATCTGTAATTGGTGTGTGAAGAACACGATCCATATCGATATTGAATGTCTCAAAGTATTTTTGTGGTGTACCAAACTCTGAATCATAAAACAGAGTGACTGCATCAGGATACTTTTTCTGATAGGCAGAAGCCATCAGCAAAGCAAATGCTGTTTTAAAGTGTTTTGATGGGCCAGCCAGCATCGTAAGACCTGGTACAAGACCACCATCAAGACGACCAGAGAGTGCCACGTTAATCATTGGCACATCGGTCGATATTACATCTTTATCTGTGAAGAACTTCGACTTTGAAAGAATAGCAGAATCTTTAATTGTCGTATTTTTCTTCAGTTTATCAAGCAAACTCATTAGAAGGAACCTCCATCAAGGTTAGTAATTTTGTCTTTGGGTATAAGTTGATGTTTATTATCAACAAATGATTCTACACTAACTACGGGCTGATTGTCAACCTTTCGTTTTCTATTTGCCTTTTTTCTAGGTTCTTCTTCTTCTGGTTTTTCTTCTTCTTTTGTTCTGCGGTAACTTTGATTTGCCGCAATAAGCAACAGAATTGCAAGTGGATCAAAAACAACAATGATCACAACAATAACAACTCTTACAGCTTTATCTATGAAATCTGGATCTTCTTTACCATAAAGTGCTTCAGCAATATATTTAATTGGCCCAACTTCAGCAAGCAGTTTGTTTTCTTCTTTCAGTAAAGGTAATTTTTCTTCAGATAATCTTTTCAGTTCAGCTTGTGTTTCTTGAATTGCACGATCTGTAGTTCTTGCAATTTTATCTGGATCATCACCTGCTTTCTTTAGAAGATATGCGAGGCGTTCTTTAGAAATTTTTTCTTGTTGTTCAAGTATTTGAATTTGAACAGAGTTACCACCAACAACAATATTTGATTCTATGTGGGCTCTTGAAAGAAAACCAAAGATACCCATTGAAGTAATCAACATCAGAAATACAATTGCAATGACAAAATAGTAACGCATGGCACGCATTGTAACATTCCAATTGTTATATAGCCAAGAAACTGTTACAAGTTTTGCGATCTCAAGAACTGTACCCATGATAACAATTGGCCAGAACGAACCAGGAAAGATTTGTGCAAGACCAATGACAGAATAAAATGCAGCGATGGTCGATAAAGCAATCGCCGTGAGAAATGGTAATAGAGCTTGTGTCATTTGAGTTCTAATTCAAATTCTTTGGTACCAAGTTTACCTCTTGCGTAGAAATTAAATGCAAGAGAATATCTTTGATTGTCCGATTCATTGTCATCAATTGAATGTAACAGATGTGAAGGAAAGAAAAACAACATACCGTTCTGAGGTTGAAACGACCAAACTCTTGAATTGAATGTATTGAAGTCATCATATTCTAGATCAGCTGAAATTGGAAATAAATTTGTCCAATTGGTATCTCTACGAAAACGAATCTGGCCACTCTTTTCATCTGTCTGTAAATAGTATACACCAGATAACAGGCAGTTTGTATGAACATGTGACTGACCCCAATCTTCTTTATCATGTTTGACTGACCAAGAATTCAGCATGTAAAAATCAATACCTTGACGAACATGCAAGACACCACGAACAAATAACTCAAGGCCTGCCATGATTCTATTCTTCAATGGTGCAAGTTCTGGTTTATCTAAAACATATTTGTCACTTGAATACCAACCATTCTTTACATTCATTCTTTCATACTCAACACCTTTAACGTAATCAATTTCTTCTTGTGTTGCTTCACCGATGTTTGTGTTGAATACTGGAATACCAAAAAGAGGAACTACTGTCGCTTCATTATTCAAAGAAACTCTCCAACGTGCTTGTTTTTTCAGGCCGCCAACCCATACAATCAAGTATGACTTTGACGGGTTCTAGAAATGCTTTTTCAAATTGTGTGTCATAATCAATATACTCATCAAGATTGAATTCTTTTGGTATACGACCAGGGTACGAAATGACCATATCTTTAAAAGGATTCGGCATCTTGAGATAGGTAAACTTTAACTTCTCGCCTTCTTGAATGAGAGGATATTTATTTGTGAGTTCATGTTGTTTCAAAAAGTGATTGTAAAGAATGGCACCTTTGACATGAATCGGTGTGCCTTTCTTATACAATGAAACAGGATCAGCGTATGTGAACAGACCATTCAGACCTCTCGGAAAAGAAATTTCTTCTGGTGGTAATGATTTGAATTCTTCTTTAAATTGTGCAATGAATTCTTGCACATCTAATTCTGTGCCTGTCAACATCACTTTGGTAACTTCTGTCATCTTCTCACGAATGGCCGATGGTGTTGATGACTTAATCATTTCAAGACCCATCACTTTAAGTTTTGGTTCTTTATATGCAACACCTTCGTTATTGTAGACATTGAGAATGTATCGTTTCTTTGCTGTCCACAAACCTTTATCAGAAAGACCTTCTCGTTTCATAATCATCTTCTGTGCATAGGCATGAACATAGTCAGCAAGTTCTTCATATGATTTATCAATATATGGTTGAATCTTGTCTTCACAAACTTTGTCCATGAACTCAATGATTTTTGGTGTATCGATTTCTTTGAATACAGAATTCACCAGTTCACCAAGACGCAGATAGATTGAATCAGTATCAGACGCAATAACATAATCTATATTCTCAGTTTTCAATATCTTGTTCATATAGAGATTGATTTTTGCTTCAATCCAACGAATCGATAATTGACCTGCACTTGTGACACCAAGAGCCATTCGTAAATCATAGAAGCGAAAATATTGCGAACCCATTGCACCATAGGCAGAATTCAAAGAAACTTTCTTTGCCAACTGAAGATTATTATATCTCGCAATGAGATTTTCAAGTTCTCTTTTCTTGGCTGGGTTGTCTTCTTTCTGATAATCTTGTTGTGCTTTGATCATTAACTTCTTAAACTTTTTTCGGTCTTCATACATTTCTTCCATCATCGTTGGTATGAAACCTGGCTTGTCAGTTCGAAAGAATTGCCCATTTGGCGTTATTGTTACATTTGAAATCCTGCTCAAGTTCACCTTGCGATCCAGTAACTTGTCTACCGTCACACCTTGCATGATTACTTCCCGCATCTCTGGTGTGTAATCCTGTGGTTCCACGATGGTTTCTGGTGAGATATTATATTGTATCAAAAGGTGTGGATACAGAGAGTTCAAATCGAACGATGCAACCCAGTCATGTTTACCAACCTGAGGCTCTTTGACATAGGCACCTTCGAAGGCCTCTGTCTTTTCTTTGACAACTTTTGGTGGTACAACAATCTTCTTTTCGAGTAAATAAGAATAGATCAGAGAATCCCACATTCTTGTCTGTGCAAATACATCTTCATAGTTACATTTCGTATCGTAAGCAAGAGTAATTGCCAATTCAAGCAACTTCAACTTACCCTCAAGTTTGACAATAAGTTCAACGTCTTTAATATTATAGTCAATAAACTTTTGATAATTGAGTTTGTAGAGTTGGTGTAGATTGTCGAATTCATCATAAGATATTTTACTCTCGCCGAGTTCTACGTTGGCGATGTTATCAAGACGATATGATTCTTGTGACTTGCCGCCAGGCGCATACCATTTGTAAAGTTCGATGTAATCAAGAGAAGCAATACCAGAAATATCATAGAAGGTTTGTTGACGACCTCTCAACACCTTTGTTCTAGCTGATAGTATTCCCCACGGAGAAAGTTTTCTGGTCATTTCTTCACCAAGAATACGATTGAAACGATTGTAGAGATAAGGTATATCAAAGAACTTGGTGTTCCAACCTGTGATTACATCAGGACAATCTAATTCCCAGTCAGTTATAAAATTACGACAGAGTGTATACTCATCACGACAATGAATGTATTCTACGTTTTCGTGTGTGTTATTGTATTCACCACAACCATAAACTTTAGTGGTACCATTTAATCGCCGAATTGCAATTGCTGTGATTGGCTCTGTTGCTTCATCAGGATTTGGAAAGCCATTCTCTGAACCTACCTCAATATCGATGATTGCAATGTTTATGTCATTAATTGACCAGTCAATCATACCTCTTTGTGTGTCTGCAATGAAGGCATATTCAAAACTTGAGTTACCATAGACCTTGAAGTTTTGTACCTCATCATATTTTTTGATAAAGTCACGAGCATCACGAATCGTTTCAAACTTCTTTGGTTCAAGTTTCTCACCATGCAAACCACACCACTCGGTATTCTTATTGGTTGGTAAAAACAGAACAGGCGAATAAGGAATCTTCTTCTTTACTCGCCTGCCGTTATCGATGCCACGGAACATAATACTGTTACCGTAACAGAAAAGGTTTGTATAATATTTACTCATT